AGTGAAAGTTAATTGCTCGTTACCTGAATCATCTAGTATACCATCACCTGTATCAAATTGAATATTAAACCCGTTAGCATCTAGATCAGCACCTAATTGAGGTGTTGTATCTTCTACAATGTTACCTAGGCCTGAACTAGCACTTAAAGTACTCCATTCAAATGCGGTAGCACCTGAGTTTAATTTCAGGTATTTATCTGCATTATTTGTTACATCAGGAATCTCTATATTGTCAGATGCTGTCTCTGATATAACGAACTTGACAGCTCTATCTAACTCCTCTTGTTGTTGTTTATTTTTTAATGTTAACTTATCGAAAGCATCCTCTGCTGTTTCTGCATTAAATGGACTAGCATTTTTATAATCCGTAGCTTGAGTATTTGGTATATTCAAACTGGCTGTTGCAGTCTCATCTGTAACTAATGCAACATTTAATGTAACAGTAGTTAGATCGCTATCGATTGTATAATCTGTCGTTAATACTAAAGTACTCTCTACACCTGCAGCACTCTTCTTAGTAACTAGTACTTGAGAATCGCTCTGTGCTTCCAGGTTAGTAATAGTAATAGTACTCCCACTAGATATCTGTACTTTATCAACTGCTGAACTTATTGTCATTACTTATTCTCCTTTTCTTTAATAATTTTTTCCCATTGTTTAGCTTGCTCATTTGCAAACTCTGCTATTTGATTCGCTTGGAAGTAAGCTGAATCTATAGCTTGTCTCTTTTCTTCTGCGCTAATGCTTTGATTAAATTCTACATATTTAATAAACTTAGTCAGATTCCCTATAGCTCTCTTAGCATCATTCAAATCGTTGAAGTATGCTTGTCTAGCCTCGTATACCTCAAAAGCTTCTCCTATATTACCTTCCTCTTTTATAAGCTTACGGAAAGTTTGAATAGACTTTTGATTCTTATTGTAACTCTCATAGAACTCCTCCATGTTCTTAGTATTCATACTAGGATACTTCGTCATAAAAGCTTTTATCATAGGCATCTCTTCTAGAGTTTTAGCTGACCTCTCTGGATCAGGTAATGCTCCTGCCTTTCTTAGTGCATAATCAGCACTGTCTGAAATCATAACGCCTAGTGTTCCTCCCCAAGATCTTATAAAGTTATCGATCCCTACTGGGGTTAATTGTTTCGTATCTTCATCTGTAAAGTTAACCAATATCCTACTGGCTGCTTTAGTAAGTTCGTTCGTATAGTGAGTATATTGATACGCCGGTAACAACTTCTCTCTGTCAGAAGGTATAACTGGGCTCCCAGTAAATAGGTTAGTATTAGTGTAATTAGCTATAAACGGCTGTATAACATTAGGTACTAAACTGGATACATCCATTAAACCTGAATTACCTACTAACTTTAAGAAGTCATCGTTTATTTCCTCTGCATCCTTACCTTCATACATAGCCTCTAAAGCTAAACTTGTTCCTCTACCAAATAAAACACCTGGCTCGAAAGCCCTTGGTATTCTGTAAATATGTTCATCAGTTAATACATGCATAAATACAGCCTTCTCCCACTCCGGAAGATTCTGATATCTTTCATCCTCTCTGTTGGCATACCATAATAGAATCTCTGGCATCATGATAAATGCAGCTATCTTTGCACTAGTTTGAGCAGGGTTATCTTTTATTGCCCTTACAAATCTATCTACGCCTCCTATCCTAGCATTAAAGAATGCTGATAACTTATTAAGCGCCTGTGTTTGTGCACCCTTCCTAGCAAAGTCCATTGATATTTCTCTTGATGCATATGCACCTTTTAATAATGTAGCCGTATCTTCTGGGTTAGCTTTAATAGCTTTCTTAAATTCTCCTACCCTAGATACACTATCGTTAAGCTCTCCTAATACTCTTAGCATTTCTAAAGGTTTTGTTATCTGATTCCTAACCTTACCTGTTTGTAGTACAGAGTATAGTGAATCCTGTATATAGTTCCTATCTAAAGATACTAACGCTGAGTTAGCACCACCAGATCTCAACCACTTAGTATAAGCGTCATCTTTCTTAATTATCGATGATAAACCTCTTATCCCATCTACGAATGGTACAAAACCATTCTTACTTTGTATACCAGCTATAATATTATCCCTAAGTACGTTCTTAACCATAAAGTCCGGTGATAATGTAATACCTGCTCTAGTTAATGAGGCTGGTGTAGCTAGCATTCTAATAAGTAGATTAGAGGTATCCTTGTTAAGCCCATTAATAATATCTGCTATAACTGGATCAGTCTGATATATTTTAGCTTTACCATTTTCAAATACTACAAACTCTCCTTTACCGGTTTTATTAAACCCTGGTCTAAATATATCTAATTCACTCTTAGGATCTTTAGTAATCTTAGCCAATTCTTTTTCACTTACTGTTACCTTATTCAATTTAGGCTTCACTTTCTTAATGAAGTCTTGGCCTTTAGGTAACTTACTTAGTTCTGCAAACTTAGCTGCTACAGAGTTTCTCTCTGCTATAGTCATGAATGCGTATGTGTTCTTAATAATACTCTCTAAAGGATCTATAATTTCTTTCTGAGATCCCTTTAACGATCTTACAGGGTTAAACACTGTTATACCTTTAGCCCCTTTCTCGGAAGTAGGTTCTAATACCCTATATAAAGGTACATAATCATTGTTTAAACTCCTAATACTTTTTATCTGTTTATCTGACAATATCCCTGCATCTTTTAAATAGTTCAAAGTCTCTGCTTGATAAGTCTTAACTTGATCGAAGGTCTTAGCGTATTTAGCTTCAAACTTAGCTACAGTGGCTTTAGCATCTAGTAAACTTATACCAGTCTCTTTACCTCTTGATGCAACTTCTACTGTCCTCTTTGCTACCATATAAGCTCTGAAGTTATCTAAGTCCTTGCCTACAGGTTGTAATATCTTCTTCAAACCTGGGCCAGTAACTTCTAAAGTCTTGTGCTTAAAGGTACCAAATTCTAGGAAGTGATGTGTCTTCCCGTAAATACCTTGGCTAAGGGTAGCAGCTACAAAAGGGTCTTTATCTGCTGATAACTTCTTACCCTCTGTTATAGCATCTACTGCCTTTTTAAGTGGGTGTAACTTAGAGATAAACGCAGTGTAAACATCATCTGCTGTTAATTTATTTTTTATATTCTCATTTACTGTACTTATCCTGGCCTTAACTCTTTCCTCTGGTAACTGGGCCTTTTGTTTAGGTGTGAATCCTATTTGAGAATCCTTAGCTACTTTCTCATAGGATCTAGGTATTTCTCTTCCACCTATAATATCTTCTTTAATAGTCTGGTCTACTTTAGAATCTCTTATTACATCGTTAGGTTGTTTCCCTGTACGTACAAATGTTTGCTGCATTGTGTTTCTAATACCACCTGCAATTGACATAGAGGCTTTAACTCCTCCTAACAATACTGCCGCATCTATGAACTCTTCTTTAGTAGGCGCTCTTCCATCTAAAGCAGCACTGGCTGTAACCATTGTACTTACTTCTGCACCTATCTTGGCACTACCTGCAACAACTGTAGAGTTAGCTCCAAATAATAATTTAGCTGCTCTGCTAGCACCAGCTCCGGCTGCACCAGTAGATGCACCAATTAACCATCCCTTACCTGTCTCTGTCATTGTCCCCCTTAACCTACTCATAAACTCTTGTGGACTATCTATACTACCTTTGGTGTAGCTATCCATTAATACTTTACGTATACCAGCTGGCATTGCAAATGCGCCTGCCATAGAAGTAACTGGACCACCAGCAAAACCTGCCAAGGCTCCACCTACCATAGCTGGGGCATCCCCTGTAATATGTCCAACTCCTGCCGCTATTCTTTCAGAGAAGCTAGGATCATCCGGTAGTTTTATATCTGGCAATTCTCCTCTAGCAGCTAGACCACCAGATGATGCTTGTATACCAGCCTGAAAAGCCTCGAATAAACCTTCGGATTCTTCTGGCTCATCTGAACCTACGTTCTCTATAAAATCTTTTATTTCTGTATTATCGAATTCAGGTTTACCGAAAGCCTCGTTAACCTCTTGTTGGGAGTACCCTTCAGACAATAGTTGATTTTGTAGTGGGGCTATTGCCTCATCTATTTCTTGTGCTGAATATCCCTCCGATAATAGTTTATCTCTTATATTAGTACTCATTATTTACCTAGTAATTCGTTTAATCTTTCTGAAGCTGACTTCTTTGGTTTTACGTCTTCATCCTTTTTAAATCTAGCGATGTTAGCTTCCATTATTTCTCTAGGGGTCTTTTTATATTTATTTAACAATGCTCCTCCAAACTCGTTATATCTTGGGCTATTCGGATCGAACATTTGTTGAACTGTGATTCCTTGTTCCTTAGCTAGTTCGGCCATCTCTTCAGCTTCGAATTTTAACTGCATAAACAGTAGATCTCCATCTGGATCCACAATCCCTGTTAGAGGATCACTTTCTGTAAGCGTGGATTTAATACCAGAGAAGTATTGTTTAAGTGTCTGATCTACTTCTTTTCTATGTGCTTTAAGCAAGCTTTCTAGCTGCTTAGTATTAATAGGCCTAGACTGTTTAGATGGATCTGCTAGATCAAATATCTCTTCCTCTGTCATATTATCTACATCCCCATAACGCCTGTTATACATAATAGGGTTACCTTCCCCACCTGTCTGTCCACTCTCTATCCTCTTTAACCAGAAGTCTTTCGATTTAGCGCCTACGGCTGGTAAGCTACTTTCTAGAACCTCTTTAACTGTAAGCTCTCTGTTAACAGTCTTGGCTAAAAAGTCATCGTTAATCTGAGCTATCTCGGATTCTCTTTGAGCTTTGTAAGAATCTAGATTAGATTTAGCTTGAGCATCTATAGCTCTCTTATATGCAGCAATCTCATCTACTTCAAACTGAGATGTAACTCTTTTATCTCCTAATAGTTTATTAGCTTCTTCTAACCTACTGTTACTTATCAACCCTCTAATGAAAGAATCTGTTAATGTTCTGTTACCTTCCTTAATAAACTTCTTATGCATAGCAGGATCTAACACTTCTGCTGCGCTCTCAGAAATAGGTAATAACAACTCTAGGCTCTGCTCTAGGTTGCTTGGGTTAGTGGCTATATCATTGGCCAATATATTAATGTTTTCTGCAGCCTTACTTAATGCATTGTCTGCTATTAGCTTATTCTCTAGGTTAAATGATGCAGTAAAAGCACCAGTTCTTTGACTAGTAAAATAAGATTTAAGACTGTTTCTAGCTCCCTCTGATGGGGCATTCTCTAAGTATTTCTCATGTATCTTACTTATCTCTCTGTCTATATCATCTGCTAAGCCAACTGGGTTATCCCTTTCTAAGGCTTTCTCTCTTGCTCTTGCAACATCTTGCTGAGCTTTAACAGTAGAGTCAGATATGTAATCTACCTCTATAGCCCTGTTTCTTTTATTCATTACATCTTCTGATATATTTATTCCTAGGTCAATCAATCCTTGTACACCCTGGTTTCTTCCTCTATTAACTGGTCCCACCTGACTAATAGGTGATACACCTGTGGAAGTAGGTGTGAATTTATTGCCTGATTGTATAGTTATTTTTGCCATTATTTTAACCTATAAAATGTTGATCCACCTCTGGTCAATCCGTTTAATAATATGTTTTGTCTCTCTATTTTACCCCTCTGTCTTAGTAAGCCTGTTTCGTATTCGGCTAAGGATTCTCTTATTGAGAATTGTCTAGCTCTAGCTTTACCTTCTAATATAGCACTTTGAGCAGCTTTCTCTCCTTCTTCTCTCTGAGTCAATTGAGCTAGTAATGGAGATCCACTAGTAGTAACTAGATTGCTTGCTCCAAATGCAGCTCTTTGTTTAGATATTAAAGAGGTAGTATCCTCTCTTATATCTTCGGCTGTTTCCTCTCCAGCCTTCAATGCTAGCTCAGCATCTTTCTTAGCTAATCTTGCATTGAATCCTAATATATTTTTATTAATCTTCTCGTCTAATCTGCTTGCCCTTAGGCTCCCCACTGTAGATAATCCTTGAAGAAATAATGCTCCTAATCTTAAACTCACTGTTCCTCCTATTCGTTTATACTCCCTTTTATTACCATAGCCAGAATTGTAACTGGTAAAGGATCGCCATTCCTATAGAATGTTCTTATGCTATCTTTCCAGCCTCCTTTTGGCCTTAACCTTTTAAACCCTGTCAATGGTCCCACACCTTGCCCCATATTATCATCTCCTTCTCTGAAGAGGATCTCTGTTAACTGTGTAGAATCATATCCTATGGAACCTCCTACAGTTTCGAAGTACTCTAAGAATACATCTACTACCTTAGATCTTGCTCCATATGCAGTGCCTAATGCGCTACCGAAATCTATGTCTAGTAATTCTAAATCTTTGTTATAACCTAGACCTACGCCTATATAATTATATTGTCCATCTAATGTAATAGCCCCACTTGATACTGTCTGATCTGGTATAACACCACCATTACATAATACTTTAACTGTCTCACCTTCTAAATGATCTAAGCCATCTATACTGTTAACCGATAGGTTCCAGTTTCCTGAAGCAATCGCAGATGTACTTGCAAAATCACTTAGGATCTCACATACAACTTCTGTACCGCTATTATAAGTATCTATCCTTGCTTTGGCTCCACTGCTTTCTATAAATCTGCCTACATCTGTAGATGCAAATACACTAGAACCTGCAGTAAATGTAACTGAAGCTCCTGTTGTTGCACCTGGTGTTAGTGTAGCTGCTGGTTTATCTCCGGTGAATTGTAAATGACTATCTGAGAATATACAGGTATCTATACTTCTGTTTCTGAACTGAGTATCTAAGTGTTCTACATATCTTCTAGTAACACCATTAATTGTTCTCTTGACTATGAACCAAACTCTATCCTGCCCCGTCTCTGGTATAACTCCTACTGATTCTACAACTACTCCTGAACCACCGAATACATGGTTATGCCATGCTACCACTTCTTGGTCTCTTTCATAAGTTAAGGCTGCTACCTCTCCATTATCCTTGACACACCATATAATAGATACTGGTTCTTGTTGGTAAGCCATTCTTGTTACACCTAGGTCTGTTAGGTCACCTTTATCTCCTAGTATATCTTCACTTAGGATAGTTATATCTGGTGAAGTTAATCCATCTGAATCAAAACTATATACTAGTTCCCTTAAAATCTTACCACTCCTCTGTAAGAATAGGGTACTATTACCGATAGAAACAGGTTTAACTTCCTTACATCTAATTGTTGTTTCTATATTAGCTACAGCATTAGTAGGTGTAATAGCTGTATTAGAGCTTCCACCCCACAAAGATAATATACCACCTTCTGTACCTATACGTAATCTTCTTGATCCACCTGAAATCCATTTAATATTATTAACCTCTCCACTGGCTACAGTATATTCTATAGCATCTGAATCTGCTGCTGTCCCTGGACTAAAGTTCGTAAAGTCATCCACAGCTGAACCATAAACAACTTCTCCCTTAGAGTAGATTAATCTTTGCTGATAATATGTTGTCTTTTCTGGCCATCCACTTGTATCTGAAAATGCTCCTAACCTCCAATCTAACTGGGGCACTATAGAGCTTAATGGCCCTGTATCATTTTGTATTGTACCGTCTACACTTGTAGTAGAGTTTCTAGCTGTAATCTTAATAGAATGCCATGTTCCTGCATCGGCTGCTGCACTTTGTATGAAACCTCCTGAACTATAAGCTGTGTAACCTGAAGTATCTACGTCTACCTCATCCTTATCTTGTAGTGTAAAAGTATTAGCTGTTACATTAGCTACAATATAACTTTTAAGTCTATCATTTATCTCTGTCATACCTACTACATCAGTGATATAAACTAAATCTCCGTTACTATAGCCATGACCATTAGATGTAATAACACCTGGGTTAGCCTGTGTAATGCCTGTAATAGATTTAGATGGACCCCTATCGTACCATCTGAATAGTCTTCCCACATCTGTTGTTTGGAATCCTGTGTCATCATTAATCCCTGTTACTGCGCTAGCTGTCCAAGTTATAGTACCAGTCTTAGCACTAGGTGTCAAAGTTGTAGTACCACTATTGATACTAAGGTATGGACCATCAACTAACTGTTCTGTGGCTAAAGCCCAACTAGTATCTGATGTTCTAGTTAATGTTCTGTTTTGATAGCTTGGATGAGTTAATGTGATTACATCTCCGGACTGTGTCCAATCTATATTAGGTATATCTGCTGTTGTATAGGTAGTAGTTATTTCGTATATCTTATTACATACACCACCTGAAGTATAAGTTGTAAATGCAGAACTGTCTACATTATTTCCATCTCTATCTTGTAGTTCAAATGTATTAGTAGTTTTATTCGCTACAGTATAATATAAGGTACTACTATTTACCTCTGTCATCCCGCCTACTTCTGTTATATATACTTGATCTCCATTAGAATAACCATGGCCAGTAGCGGTTATTACCGCTGGATTAGCTTTGGTTATACCTGTAATAGTTTTATCCGACTCTAGTATAAGTCCGCTATCTTTGTAGAACCTCATGTATAGGTTACCTACCTCGATCATATAAGCATCTGTTGTTGCAAACTTAAAAGGTATAAAGTGGGTTACTGCTGAGCTATCTTTAACTTCTGCTATAAACTTAGAACCTGGTCTAGCTGTTACACCACCCTGTGGCATTACAGTAAGGTTCTGGATAGTTTCAGCGCCATTCTTATATCTTTGGAAATCTGATCTCTTACCTAATAAAGGGCTCAGTTGCCCGGTTGTAAAACTATTTTGTAAAAATTTGAATATTCCCATTATTTATAAAATCCATTTTTAAAATCTGTTGGCCCTCTAGATATAATTTTATCTGGGGTCCCTTCTTGTCCGTCTCTTCTTTTAGCTTCTCTGAACTTCTTCTCGAACTCTACGAACAACCTTTCTGATAATCTGTTATCATCAGCTATTACTTGAGCCATCTCAGCTGCAAGCCTAGTTGCTAAAGCTTCCACAAACAAAGGTGGAAATAGCGTAGTGTTTGTT